GGATGCTAAACGCCGTAAGAGTTTCTGTGCCCGCATGAGTGGTAACAAAGGTCCTATGAAAGATGAACACGGTAAACCTACGCCTAAAGCAAAGGCACTACGTCGTTGGAACTGTGAATGAGAGCAAAAGACTTTACAGTAGAAGCAGATACATACCAACCGCCCAAACTGTCAGTTGGTGATCGGATTTTTAAGGGTAAATTTAAGAATAGTCCGGCCGAGATCAAAGGGTTTACTAAGGATAAACATAATCAACCTGTGTTAAAAACTAACAAAGGTGAGGTACAGTTATTCAAACCACGTGTGGCTAAACTGATGGATAAAGATGTGGCGGAAGACCGTGAATATATTCCAAGCGGCAAGAAGCGAATAACTCGGCACGGTATTGATCTTGTGGTTAGCATTGATGGAGCAACAGTTGACATCAGGGCCATGACAGGCGACAGTCAGATGGCTTATGTAGTTTTTGATCGAGACGGTGATACGTTAGTAGCAGATGATCTTGCAGTTGAAGAACAATACAAAGGTCAAGGTATTGCTAAAATAATGTATGACTATGTTAAAGAACTTGGATTTAGAGTAAATCGCAGTTCCGATCAACTGGTTGCAGGTAAGAAATTTTGGGATAAGAACAAAGGTGCCGAGAACAACATTTGGGAACAAGGTGTGGCGGAAGGCACCGAAAAAGTCAACCCGTTAACCAACGCAGTGATTAGTTTCTATAAACCAGTTGTTGATCAGATCGAACCAGGCGCAGTTGACAACTATGTCAAACAAGCCAAGGAGTTATTAAACCAAGCACCTGATCCAACTATACGCAGTCGTATGCTGGAGATATTTCGCAAGGGTCAGAAAGATCCCATGATACAGGGCGGAGTAATTACTGCTATTGCGGCTATACTGACCGGCGGCTTATTATCATCTGCATCACGCATGGGATTGAGTCCGGCACAGACCAACATATTGTTACAAGCAGTATTGAACACAGTTATACCCACTATTATTGCACGTATCAATAACAAGAGCTGGCGTGATACCATCAAATATACCTTGGCCAGTGTGGGTGTGGGAATGACCGCAGCCGCCACACTGAGTGAGAAACGTGTGACAGAAGGTCTCAGCATTGATGTACCCAACGAACAATGGTTACAAGATAAAATAGACTATGCTAAAAGCAAAGGACGCGATGAATGGGGAGCTCCTTTCTTTGGTTCTACCACCGCTTATGCGAGACCAAATCCACAGGTATCGGTTGTTAGACTGGAACTGCTTAAAGGTATGCGTAATGAACAGAATAATGTTCGTAAGCCGGACCTGGAGTGGTTGATGGCTCACATGGAAAAGACTGGTAAACTGCCGCTTACTAACCAGGGTGAAGAATATGCACCATTTGTCATGGTGGCATACAATGGTGAAGCCTGGGTCAATGAAGGCAATCATCGCATCATGGCCGCTTTTAGATTGGGTTGGAAAAAGATGCCCGTTGAAATTAAATACTTTGACGGTGGAGAACGTGTTCAAGACGGAATCATGTATCCAGGTAAGATTGGCTTAAAATGAGAGCAGACGAATTTACTCCTACCGAATCAGAGATAGAACGAAAGAAACGTCTACTTGCTAGGAGAAGAATTCGGGCTGGAATAGGAACTCGTAATGTCTATGGATATGAGAAAAAATATCTTAGTACAATAGAAGCATTAGCCAAACAACGTAGTTTAGCTGAATTACTCCCTGTAGCTAACAAGATATGGGAAGAACATTATCATGGCCAAAGAAGAATACCTAAGATTAGATTTGGTCCCGGAACTAAAGAGTTGGGGTATCCATTAAGTTATACGCTTGGCTATAGTTTGATTGAACTGGCGCCCGGACAGCAAGATATATTAACGTTGATTCATGAATTAGTACACGCTATTGGTCCTAGCTTACATGGTGTAAACTTTACCAAAGTATACTATAACGTACTAAAAGATTATCTTCCAAATGACAATGCAAGAGAAGAAGTATATAATGTCTTAGTTACAAAACACCAAAAGATACTTAGCCCTTATTATAAGAAACTTAAACAAGTATCTCAATTAGCTGTGCAAGCATAAATACTAATTATGCGCTTTAATGAGATACAGGAATCTGCCGTAGACGAGCTAGTTAGGACTCTTCCTAAACTACACAAAACCGACTACGATTCCATTGATAAATTGATGTCTAACATATGTAGACACCACAATATTTCCGGGGAAAAATTACATAAGATATTTGTTCGCAAATATGGACAAACTCCGGACATTTGGATAAAGAAATATAAATCTAAGTTAGGTGAAGCATCATCCGACAATACCGATATACAAAAGATTAACGATTTTATCGCTTGGTCTATACAAGTATTAAAAATAGAAAAGCCTTACCCAAAGATTGAGTTAAGCAAAGATACTGCGGCTGCTCAAAAAGGGCATCATACTGGATTACATACCCCGGATAATAAAATTTGGGTATATATAGGTAATCGCAATCTAGTGGATATATTCCGTACAATATTCCATGAATTAGTACATACTAGAGAAGGTCAGTTAGATATGATCAAAGCTAATTCTAGTTATCCAGGTAGTCCCATTGAAGCTTTAGCTGATATGATGGCCGGAAAATATATAAAAATATACGGTAAAAAGCACCCAGAAATATTTCAATAATTAGGATATATTATGTCAGTCGGAATACAAATAACAGGGGTGATATTTGGTGTTAAATGATTATACATCGCCCTGCTAATAGCAGAGGGCATATAGTTAGGTCCTTTATTGATACACATCGGACTTTTAGCTTCCCTTCTTATTACGATGCTCGCTATATGAACTTTGGTGATCTTCAAACAATCAACGATGATCGGGTACAACATGTTTGGCAAGTACCTTGGCATGAACATAAAAACATGGAAATATTTGGCTATGTAGTTGAGGGTTCTAGTAATCACGTAGATAGTTTAGGAAATACTGTAGAAGTTCCAGTAGGTGCGGTACAAAGAATGAGTGCCGGTAAAAGTATTTGGCATACTGAAGGTAATACAAATAATACTCCAAATCGTTATCTACAACTTTGGATCAGACCAAATGAACAGGATACTATCCCTACACATGATTGGCATCAGTTTACCAGAGAAGATAAACTAAACAACTTCTGTAATATCACTGAAAAGTTACCCATTAAACAAGATGCTAGGTTATTAGCCGGAATCTTTACAGAAAATTATTCTTATATGATTGATAGCGATAGAAAATATTATCTATATGTTGTTACCGGTACAGCTAGAGTAAATGATTTAGATTTTATCGAAGGTGATGGGTTAAGTTTTATAGGTGAATCTACTATCACTATAACTAACCCAAATGAATCAGAAATAATTTTGTTTGACTTAAAAGGTTAATTTAACCATAATTACGCAAACTCATTGACTTCTTAGCGAAATAGTGTATAATAACTACTTCACTAGGAGAACATATGAGTTCACGCACTTTTACCATAGAGCAAAAAAATAAACTTACCCAATTGATCAATGAGGGTATGACTGTTATGCACGAGATTGATACCCTACAGGGTGGATTGGGTGATACAATCAAAGCCGTAGCAGAAGAACTAGAAGTTAAACCAAGCGTACTTAAGAAAGCTATTAGGGTCGCACATAAGGCCTCATTAACCCAAACTAATGCCGAAAATGAAGAACTAAACTCTATTTTAGAAACGGTTGGGAAAACGATTTAATGAGTTATGTAGATGCTATACATGCCAGAGATGAAGATCGCATCTACGTTGTAGAAAGGGATCCAAACGGAGTTCGTAGATATAATGAATTCCCCGCTAATTACGTCCTTTACTATGCTGATCAAAAAGGTAAATATCGTAGCATATACGGTGATCCAGTAAGCAGATTCTCTACGCGTAAACGCACAGAATTTGAGAAGGAACGCCGTATTCATACTGGCAAGAAATTATTTGAGAGTGATATCAATGTGGTGTTTCGTTGCTTAAGCGAACACTATCTAAAGGTCGATGCTCCAAAGTTACATACTTGCTTTTTCGATATTGAGGTTGACTTTGACCCTGAACAAGGATTTAGTCCTCCAAGCGATCCCTTCAATCCAGTCACCGCAATTAGTCTATATTTGGATTGGCTAGATCAACTAATTACTCTAGTAATCGCTCCCAAACACATGTCATCAGAAACTGCAAACGAAATAGTTAATCAGTTTGAAAACACTATATTGTTTGATAATGAAAAGGATATGTTTAATACCTTCTTTACGCTAATCGATGATGCTGATGTCCTTACTGGTTGGAATAGTGAAGGGTATGATATACCATACATGGTTAACCGTGTTACTAGAGTAATGAGTAAGGATGATACGCGTAAGTTTTGTCTTATGGGACAATTGCCAAAAACGAGAGCATATGAACGGTTTGGTAAAGAAGAAACCACATATGATCTAGTTGGGCGTATTCATATGGACTATATGCAACTGTATAAGAAATATAATTACGAAAGCCGACATAGCTATAGACTTGACTTTATTGGTGAGATGGAAGTAGGTGAGACAAAGACTCAATATGAAGGTACGTTGGATCAACTATATAATAACGACTTTAAAGAGTTTATTGTGTACAACCGGCAAGATACAATGCTGTTGTATAAGATTCATGCTAAATTAAAGTTCCTAGAACTAGCTAATCAGATAGCACATGAAAATACAGTATTGTTACCCACTGTTATGGGCAGTGTAGCGATGATTGAAATGGCAATTTTTAATGAAGCACACGAGCGTGGTTTAGTTATTCCAGATAAAATTAGAAAGGAACACAACGATGATGAACAACAAGCGGCAGGTGCCTACGTTGCAACGCCCAAAAGGGGATTACACGATTGGATCGGAGCGGTCGATATCAACTCGCTCTATCCCAGTACTATCCGGAGCCTTAATATGGCCGGAGAGACACTTGTTGGTCAAATCAGACAAACGCTAACTGATCAATATATGCGTGAGAAGTCTTTACGTCTAGCCTCTGAAAAGAAACGACGTAAACATGATGATGATGACGGTGTCACTGGTAGTGTTCTATGGGAAGGATTGTTTAGCTGTTTAGAATATGATGCGGTAATGAACAAAGAACGAGGTACTATCCTCATACTTGATTATTCTGATGGTCGAAGTGTAGAAATGAGTGCGGCAGAAATATGGCAATTGATATTTGATAATAATAAGCCGTGGATGCTATCTGCAAATGGTACTATATTTACTTATGAGACTGAAGGGGTAGTTCCGGGTTTGTTGTCTAGGTGGTATAGTGATCGACAAGAGATGCAGAGGAAACTTAAGGAAGCAACAACTCAAGAGGATAAAGAGTATTGGGATAAACGTCAGCTAGTTCGTAAAATTCTGCTTAATAGTGCGTATGGTGCATTGTTGAATGAACATTGCCGTTTCTATGATAAGCGTATTGGTCAAAGTGTTACACTTTGCGGTAGGCAAATTGTTAAACATATGATGAGCCAAATCAATGAATGTATCATAGGTGAATATGATCATAACGGTTCTTCTATTGTGTATGGTGATACGGATAGTTGTTATTTTACTGCATTCCCTGCACTCGCTACTGATATTGCTTCAGGTGCAGTAGAATGGAATAAAGAACTTTGTATCCAACTATATGATAGTATTGCTGTTCAGATTAATGAAAGTTTTCCTAATTTTATGGAACGTGCATTTCATGTTCCTAAAAAAAGAGGGGCAATCATTAAAGCAGGTAGAGAACTGATTGGTGATCGTAGTCTCTTTATCACTAAGAAACGATATGCTATTAACATTTTTGATAAGGAAGGTAAACGTAAAGATGTTAATGGTAAAACAGGCGATATAAAAGCTATGGGACTTGATCTTAAGCGGGCAGATACTCCCAAATATATACAAGAATTCTTGATGCAGATATTAGTTATGGTACTAGGTGGTAAACAACGTGAAGAAGTAATTGAGGTTATAAAAAGCTTTAAGCGTATATTATCCTCACAAGAAAGTTGGACAAAAGGTAGTCCACGCTCTGTTAATAAACTAACATCATACGGTGATAAAGAAGCTAATAGCAAGAAAGGTAGAGAGAATATGCCCGGACATGTCCGTGCTGCTCTTAACTGGAACTATCTCAGACGTATACACGGGGATAACTATAGCCAAAAGATTGTCGATGGGATGAAAATCATTGTATGTAAGTTACGGGCAAACGCTCTTGGGTTTACTAGTATAGCATATCCAACAGATGAAATGCGTTTACCTAAATGGTTTTGTGAGTTGCCATTTGATGATAATGCAATGGAATCAACCCTAGTTGACGAGAAAATTGAAAACTTATTAGGTGTACTAAATTGGGATTTACGTAGTAACATTGATACCAAATCAACTTTTGATCAGTTGTTTAGCTTTGGCTAAATTGGTGTTGACTTTCGTAATATATTCCATCATAATACACAATCGAATTATTTAAATACTTTAAAGGAAAAACATGAAAGACATTTTGCAAGATATCATTAGTCATACACTAGATTTAGGCGACATTGACTTAGTAAAGATTACAGGGACAGAAACATCATCTACAATTAATGCAGTTGCCGGTGATAAGAGTGTGATTGTTGTTGGTAAGGTTAAAAATCCGCATCCAGAATTTTTAGGTGTATTCGGTATGCCGAATCTTTCTAAACTAAAGACTATTCTTAGTTTAGATGATTATGATGAGACTTCTAAAATCTCAATGACTTATAAAGGTCAAACTGACGCAGATAAAGTTCCCGAAGCTATCCATTTTGAAACTAAGGGGAGTGACTTTATCAATGACTATCGATTGATGGCTAAGAGCCTAATCGAAGATCGTGTTAAAGATTTTATGTTTAACGGTAATGGGTGGAATATAGAATTTGTACCAAGTGTTGCTAGTACTCTACGTCTTAAAAAGCAGTCACAGGTACATAGCGAAGAAACGGTATTTAATACCAAAGTAGAGAATGGGAACTTAAACATATACTTTGGTGATCCGTCTACACACAACGGTAATTTTGTTTTCCAAAGCGGTGTTAAGGGAACTATCAAATCAAATTGGTACTGGCCTGTAAAAGAAGTAATTAATATTCTTAGTTTGCCGGGTGATAAGGTCTTTCGTATTTGTGATCAAGGTGCTCTTATGATTACAGTCGATAGCGGGCTAGCTACATATGAATACTTCTTCCCAGCACATCAAAAATGATAAACGTTATCAGTACCGGGTCTATTCTAATTTCACAAAGCCCGTCCTCTCCGTATATTGGTTCCAATACTGGAAATTCAGTCGTAGGACAAATGCGCTATCATAGCGGCAGAGTAGAAGTATATGACGGTAGTAGTTGGTTACCAATAAGCAGTAATGTTTATATTAACCTAAGTCCGGATGCTGAAGATGCTATTCAATGGGTTATGAAGAAAAAAGCAGAAGAATATCAACTTACAGAGTTAGCTGATAAATATCCAGCTATTAAAGACCTAAGAGAAAAGTTGGATGTAGTAATAGCATTAGTTAAAGAGGAAGAGAAAATATAGTATGACAGACCAAATTAATCTTTCTGCCGCACATAAAGACGATTGGGCATTATTCTTGCCGGCCGTTAGTTCATTTTATATTGCCGGTTTAGGTAAACAACGTAATGGTGAACCCTATTTTGATTTAAATAGAATCCCCAAAGGGTTCAACGGTGATGTTGAAAAACTAAATTTCCTCAATAGTAAGGAAGGATTATACTATTACAAATGGGGATTGTATAGTGCGGGACATGCTAACTTAGATACAACTAAGGTTGACTTTAGTGAAAGTATTATCCGTGATCGTGAAGCCGGAACATTTATGTTAGGTGATAGCGGAGGATTCCAGATTCTTAAAGGACAATGGATAGCAGATTGGAAAGACCCCAACTGTCCACGTGCAATGGAAAGACGTAAAGCAGTATTAACTTGGATGGATACGTATATGGACTACGGGATGTGTTTGGATATTCCATCACAATCTATTACTACATATGATCTGAAGGATCCCAAAACTGTGGAGAAAGATAAAGACGGAATTGTTATTCCCGGTACAGGTAAAAGTGTTCACGGTATTCAAACTATCCAGCAAGCTATGACTGCTACACATATCAATAATGAATACTTTATTAACAATCGGTCCGGTAAATGTAAATTCCTAAACGTATTACAAGGACGTAATCACGGCCAGAGCGATGAGTGGTATGAAGAGATGAAGAAATATTGTGATCCAAAACAATATCCCGATAATCATTTCAATGGGTGGGCATTTGGTGGACAAAACAAAATTGATATCCACTTGATGCTCAAACGTATTGTTAATATCATTCATGATGGTTTACTAGAAACAGGGATTCATGATTGGATACATTGTTTGGGTACTAGTATATTAGAGTATGCTGTTGTGTTTAGCGATATCCAACGTGCAGTTCGGAAGTATCATAATCCAAATCTAGTTATTAGTTTTGATTGCGCTAGTCCGTTCTTTAGTGCGGCTAAGGGATTAGCATATCATAACACTATGATTGTACATCGCGGTAAATGGACATATAGTATGGAAAAAACTGCTGAGAACAAAAAATACTCAACTGATATTAGGAAGTTTAGAGATGCTGTATTAGCCGATAAAATTCATAAAGATTTTGCCGATAGTCCGGTTACTGATAAGTTACTCTTACAAGATTTATGCTATCGCGGAAAAGGTTTTATCGGGCAGCATGGTAAGGAAACTAAAACTAGTTGGGATACACTAAGTTATACCTTATTACAGTCACATAATGTATATCAACATATCGTTGCAGTGCAAGAGGCTAACAGATCATATGATAAAGGTATTCTTCCTAAAATGGTAATGCAGGAAACGTTTGATCTTATCCTACTTAGTGATATAGTTGATAAGATTTTTTCACTGAAAGATAGACAAAAGAGCCTAGAGCTAATCGATAGCTATAGTAACTTTTGGTTACAGTTTAAAAGTGGTAGTCAGGGATTTAGCGGGAAGAAAGCGGTGAATGCACATACTAAATATGATGAGTTATTTTAGTCCAGCAAAGCCAATAGAAGATGAGATGGATTCAGATGATGCAATACAAGAAATTTTAAAAGGAGAATAACCATGCCTTATAAGACACGTATTAAACACTTGAATGAAATGATCAGAGTTTTAGAACAGAAAATCAAGGATATGGAAACTAATCCAGATGCAGATAAAACTACCTTACAGGAATCAAAGGAAACCCTAGCACGATATTTCATTGACCTTCGTGCCCTAACTAAACTTCAATGGGAAGAAGACCATGAACGTGTTGGGTACGGTGACGAATAACCTAAACGGGTTATTTATAAATCATAAACGGGTATATGAGGCTGACATAGCCTTAGAAATAGTGTATAATGTTACACATATAACAACTTTTAGTGAGTAAGTAATATATGGAACAGCGGGAACAAGCTTTGTTGGATAGGCGTTTACGTATTGTAAATTCTGCCTCTAGAATGATTTGGGTCACCTTTCAGCGTGAAGGGATACATTGCTATCCTAGTGCTAGTACTGATCCTAACTTAAAAACAAATGATCAATTCGATGTTAGTTTTTTGGCTAATCCTCATCGACATATTTTTCATTTTAAAGTAGAAATACAGGTCTTTCATAGTGACCGTGATATAGAATTTATTCAGTTTAAACGTTGGTTAGAGAGTCTATTTGCTACCCAAATGCTTGAGCTAAATGACAAAAGCTGCGAAATGATTAGTGATGAATTATATCATGTTATTGCTAATCGTTATCCAGACCGTTCAATCAGAATCACAGTTAGTGAGGATGGTGAAAACGGGGCAACAGT